ACTGGGCATCTTCTGGCTTCAGTGGCGGCTGACCGGGCCGTCCGCCGGCTTCGGCAATCAAAGCCTGCTGCGATTCGCTCAGCTTCACGTCCTGGGCCGCCCGCCTGCCCTCTATGATCGGTGTTCCCGTACCCTTCTCACCGACCAACTTCTGCTCGCGAATGCGCTGTGCCACGTCACCACTGATCTCGCCGCGGGTCAGCCCGGCTTCGCCGGTCAAGCCAGCCTCTTCGGCCAGCAACCCGCGATAGCCCGCCCCGACTGCCTTCGGATTGTCCAAACTCCGTTTGGCAATATTGCTGATCTCCTGCCGCATCTCTGGCGTAAGGCTCTCGATCTGGTTGTCTGTCATGCCAAGCGCGCGCAGCGCGTCGTCGGTCAGCGGCAAGCCGGCGGCTGCCCGCTTGGCAATGGCGTTTCGGATACCAATCACGCCGCCGGGGAGAGCACCCAGGCCCATCGAGATCAGCAGCTTATCGACGTTGACCCACTTCCCCTCGTCGCCGCTGAACGACTTGGCGACGATGTCCTCTCCTGCGCTCTGAGCGCCGGCCCCGAGAATTCCACCTAAGATCAATCCGCCCGGCCCAGTGACCGGCAGGCTTGCGCCGATCGCTGCGCCGCCGGCTAGTCCCAGTGCAGCCCGCGCCAGGTCAAGATCACCGCCTGTCGTGTAGTAGCGCTTGCCGTCCGGCAGCTCGACCATCGGGTTGCCGTACTTGTCCTCAGCCGCCTTCGCGCCTGGGATTTCCCGAACATAGATTGCCTGGCGTTGCTTGGGGTCGTCGGTCGACAACGGCGCGGCAACCTGTCCAAGGACACGGGGTATCTTCGCCACGTCGCGCATGGCGTCGCTGCCCTGGAACCACTTGCCGGTCTTGGGATCGTAAACGCCGCGCAACAGATCTTTGCCGGCTTCAATCGGTGAAGCGTAGGTCTTGAACTCATTGGCCTTGCCGAGGTCAATGGCTGCGGTCGAAGGTGTGTCGGGAAACTCTTTCGGTATCGGCGCAGGAGCCGCGACCGGCATTCCCGATTCGTCGACCATCCCTGATTGTTCCGCCGACAGTGGCGGCACACTCCAGCGAGCGATCTCCTGGTCGGTCGCCTTCATCTCCACGTTTTTTGCTGCGTCGCGCTCCTCCGCGCCCGTAAGTTTCCGGATTGCTGCCGTGACCTGCTCACGGGTCATGCTATCCGGAAATTCGACCTGACCGTGACCGGGGACGTCGACCAACATACCTAGTCCTCCAGTTGATTTGTCTCAGGATTCCACCTCTTAGGCTTGCCACCTCCACCGCCCGCTGCCGCCTTCGGCACACGGCTCTTTGGTTGCGCTTGCCGATCACGTTCTTTAACGCCCGCGTCGAGAATGTTCATAATCTTCTGCACTTGAGCCAAGACAATCTTGGGGTCGGTGCCAAGAGCCTTCATGCTGGTCGGATCAGCAATCGCCTGGGTGATGAAATCGCGATCTCCGCCGTTGAGCACACCCAGATTAAAGATCTGCGTTTCCTTAACCAGCGCCGCCAGATTTGCCCAGGCTGATCCAGCTTTGGACGGTCTCCCGAAAATAGCATTGGCTTGTTCAAGCGGCGTTGCCGCGTTCCATTCTTTCAGAAAATCCGATGCAGCCACGTCGAACTTGACTTTGGCCTCCTTTGCATCGTTCGCCTTGCGCTGTGTCTGCTCATCAACCTTCGGCGCAGTCTCCTTCCGTATTTCTCTGCCGGTTTCCGCGTCCACTACCTTAGCCGTACCGTCCGAAAACTCGGTGATGACCTCCTTCGGATTATTCGGATTGAGGAAGGTCTTTGACTGATTTGCCGGGTTGTCCACCACCTCACCTGGTTTTGGCGGCACAAATTTCGGAGCTGTTGCCGCTGGCGAACCTGCCGCGGGTGCGCCTCCTGGTTTGGGATAATCGCCAATGTCCGGCAACGCCGGCAGGATATAGGTCTGATTACCGACAGTGACCGGGCGCTCGCGGCTGAGATAATCATGCGCCTGGGCATAGGCTGCGGCATTCTCGGGGTTCTTCAACCATTCCGGATCGGTTTTGCCGTTGATGAGGGTATCGCGGGCACGACCTTCTAGGGAGTTGCCCCACATACCCTTGGCCTTCTCCTTGGCCTCTGCCGCCGCCGCCTTGGCGTCGTCTCTCTTTTCCTTCCGCAGCGTCTCGGCCTTTGCCGTGCGCTCACGGCTTGCCGCACTCAGGATCGTGGTGGCGTGGCCGATGTCGCCGGCATCGAGTGATGCCTGCACCAGTGCCCGCTCTGCCGGATCGAGCTGCGCCACCGCCTCTTGGAATGCCGGCGTTTTGGCCAGCGCTGCCAACCGTGCCTGCGCGTCGAGCTTGGACTGACCCGCCTTGAGCTGCTGCTGCTGCAGAACCTGCTGAGCTCCCGCCGAGCGCTGCGCCATCATCGCGCCGGGAATGCCGCCATAGGTCTGCCCGGCCTGGGCTATCATCTGAGCACGGGCCGCGGGCGTGATGTCCTGTCCAGCTGCCAGCAGGCCCATGCCGCCCTGGATCAGGCCCGCCCACAGCGGGTCGCGGCGGTCGGCCTGGGTCAGGCCGGTGCCCGGGTCCTTGGTGGTGTTGTCGCCCCAGTAGTTCGGGAGGTCGTCTAAAAGTCCGGCCATCACTTCAACTCCCAAAGGCGTTTGGCCACTTTCACCTTGCCCTGTAGCTCGTATTGGCGTTCGGGTGGCAGGCTTATCTGCCTCTGCAGAAGGGCGTGGTATTCGTCCCACAATTGATCTTTGGATTTAGAGTCGGCGGGGCTCGGCACAGAGCCGGCAAGGCGCATCGGCGGGGAAGACTGCGGCACGGCATCCGTCAACCCGTAGGCTTTGAACAGCGCCAGCAGGGTGGCGCGGGGGTCTGCATCAGCCGGCAGCCGGCTCGACTGCGGGGCCACGATTGCATTGTGATCTTTATCGATCGGCATCGTCCCGGTGCCCGGCATGACCGGCATCGGTTTACCGCCCGGCACAGCCGGCGGCGGCAGGAACTGCTGATAGTTCTGCGGCGGCTGGTTGGGCATCGGCTGCAGCAGCGGATTCCTGAGCGGCGACGTCCCGCCGGTATCGCCCGGGATGGTGCGCTGCGGGAAGGTGTCCCAGCGCTCGGCAAAGGGCTTTGCCTTCAGCAGGTCGTCGGGGTCAAGCAGTCCGGCCATCACGTTCTCCGCTGCAGGCGCTGCTGCATCATCATCTGCCGGAAGTCCGGCATCTCGGTCGCGAACTCGTAAGGCGCAGGCACTGCCGCCGGCCCGCTGTCCGCCAGGGGCGGCGGAGCCGCCGCCACGGGCTGCACCTTCTGACCCTCCGCCAGCAGGCCCAGGCCGCTCTTCTGCAGGCCGGCAAAGGCTGCGTCCTGTTCCTTGTCCTTGGCTGCCGCGGCCTGCGCGGCGGCGGTTGCCGCCTGCTCGGCCCGCAGTTGGTCGAGCTTGGTGGTGTCGAGTGCTAACAGGCCCGTGTCGGGAGCCTTCGTCGTGCCGCCGTCGCTGCTGCCGCCAACGTCTTCGGGCCGGGTCTTTGTCGGGTCTTCGTTGTAGCGCGCCAGCATCTGGCCAAGCGTTTCGCCGGGCTTGGGCTCGTAGCCTGCGCTTCTCAAGGCCGCTTGCGTTGCCGGTCCCCAACGCTGCACGGGAATGTTCTGGGCGACCTGAAGCTGCACCGGATAGGGCGCATCGAGCGCCGACGTGTGTCCTGTCTTGCCGCCGCCAAAGTCGTTCCAGGTGCCGCCCGTGATCTGATAGAAACCCTGCGCCAGGTCGCCCGTGCGGTTGTTGATGTCGCCGATGTTGCCTTGCGTGACGTTACGCCCGCCGCTTTCGACGCGCATGATGGTGGACAGGATCGACGGAGCGGCCATGGCTACATGCCCGTCGAACCGGGCTTGCCGGTATCATAGGATCGGCTGTTTCTGCCCCAGTCTTCGAAAATACCTGTCTTACCCAACGTGCCAAACAGGCCCGCCACGGTGCTGGCGGTGCCCAGCCCCGACATTAGCGCGCTTGTGCTGGTCCCGGTCGGACTGACCGTTTCACTGCCGCGGCCCACCAGTCCGGCATTACTGGCCAGCGCCGTACCGCGCAGCATGGCCCGATTGTACGGGTCCATGCGCTCTTCTTCGTAGAGCGCCTTGGCGGCGTTGAGCTCGTTCTGCGTTTGCTGCTGCAGCGCGCCCTGACCCTGCAGGGCGGGCTGCACGCCGGCCAGGAACGACTGCTGCTTGCCCTGCGCCAGGTTGGCGAGCTGGTTGGCACGATCGGCCTGGAAGCCGGCATCCCACTGGCGAGCCGCCAGGTTGCCGGTCTGGCCTGCCCAGTTTCGGCTGATGTCGCCGGCCGCCTGCTGCTGGGCATTGAGGAAGTTCTGGCTGTAGAGCTCCGCCCCGAACTTGCCCTTCTGCAGTTCCGACTGAGCATTAGTTACACCTTCGCTGATGCCCTGCCGCGAACCGCCGAAGGCCCCGGTCTGGTTGGCAGTCGCGCCGATCTGGTTGAGTGCCTGCTGGCGCGACTGCTCCATCAGTTTCATCGACGGATCGATGATCTGTTGGGTGTATTTGTTCATGTAGGGATTCAGATTCGCATCACGCAAATACTGCGGCGTGAGCTGCCCCGAACTGAACCCCAGCAAACCATTGACGGTGCCTGATGCGGTATCATAGGCCGCATCGGTCGAGCCGACGTTACCGTAGAGCCGCTTGATGAGGTCCTGCTGCTCGGGCGTGAGGCCTGCGACACGGTTGCCCTGATACGGCCCCGGCATGTCGTAGGACGCACGGGTGATGTCGCCGTAGTTCTGCATTGCCCCGTTGTTGACCCAGTCCGCGACCTGCGGCGTCTGGGTCGACGTCTGCGTCCCGCCGCCCTTCGGCGTGAGCAGTGCGCCGCCGAGGCCGGCGGCTGCCGTGATGCCTGCTGCCGCGATAACGCCTGACATTGTCTATTCTCCCGTGATCAGAATGGTGTGGCGGTCCTGTTCGGACAGCGGCACCAGCAAATCGTATTCGTCGGTGAACTCTTTCTCCGCCTCGTCGACTGTCTTCGCTGTCGTGGCAAACATCATCGACACGGCGAACGGCGAATAGGTCACCGCCGCAACCTTGCGCATTGCCGAGCCCGGCAGCACCGAGTAGCCGTTGACGCGCACGAGGTCGCCGTTGGTGTAGATGTCGGCTTCGCCCGCGAACACCAGGCTGGTCGGAACCTTGATCAGAACCGCGACGATGGCGGTGAAGGCGGGCAGCCGGATCGTCCGCGTGTAGATCCCGCCGTGCAGCATATGCTCGGTCACGAAGGGGATTTGCGGCAGCTTCAGGAGCTCGTCGCAGAACTGCTCGACCTTGGCGATGGCGTCCTGGTTGGTCGGCGCGAGCTTGGTGAAGACTGGTGCGAGCGTTCCGGCCTTCACCTGCTCGTCTTCGTGGTTTGCGCCGTTGGTCATCATGCCCGCACCTTGGTCGTCGGCGTGACGGTGAGCGCTCCCGCATCGGTCACCTTGACGTCGTACTTGGTGCCGTTGGGCGAACGCAGGATGACGCGCGACGTCTCCTCGTCCTTCGACACAGCCAGGCTGAAGTAGCTGGTCAACGCCGCCAGGAGTTGATTGACGAAGCTCGGCGAGTAGGAACCCGGAGCCGACGGGAATTGCGTATTCATGTGATTTCCCCAAAGGAGAGTCTGCGTCTGCTGGAAATCACCGTCCGCCTCCTGGGCTGACATCCAAGCGCAGCAGGCCGACATCAAACAGCGCATCGACGTTGCCGACAAACCGCACCCGCGCCTCGCGGGCGTTGACCCGCGTGTCGGTGTAGCCGTCGAGCCGCGGCAAATACGGCCCGAACACCCGCTCGCTGCCGTCCGGCGTATAGCGGCCGAAGAACTGGATTTTCACGCTCTGCGGCAGGTCATGGTATCTGTCCTGGGTCGACAGCAGTGCCTGCTTGATGTTCACAACCTGCTCGCCACCACCGATGCCGAGAGCTCCGGTTTCGAGCCAGCGCTGGTCGAGCAGCGGCAGGCCGGCATCAGTCCAGCCGTTCTCGTGCTCGTAGATGGTGCCATCGACGGTGCCGGCGAGCGGGCGCTTGAGCGCGCCCGCCGGTACCATGGCACTGCGGCTGAGCGTTCCCCACGCCCACCAGTTTTCGATGTAGTTGAAGATGGCGTAGCGATCGCACTCCACGGCGTCCTGTGACGGCCAGAACAGCCAGACCTCGGGGAAGTTGCCGTTGGCCGAGGCATGCACCCGCAGCGGTCCCCATTGCTGATGGAAGTCAGCCTTGATGTCGTTGAAGATCGGACAGATGACCGGCTGGACGGTGCCGTTGCTGTAGGCCTGGAACGCCCGCGGCGAGAACCACAGGGCATTGCCGACGCCATAGGTCGCAATGCTGTAGGGGTGGAACAGCGGCATCTCGGCGAGCTTGCTGGCCCCATAGACGTAGGGCAGCCCGACATACTTGATCAGGAAGACCTCGGTGCTGGTGAACGCCAGAATGCCCTCGGCGACCTTGACCAAGGACGTCAGCGGCGAGGAACAGGTAAGGTCGAGGAATCCGGCGGTGTTGACCACCGACGCAAAGTCCCAGTCGGTCAGGCTCTCGCTCGACGACCAGCAGATGCGGTGCGGGTAGTAGGTGCCGCCGATCGTCGGACCAGCCAGCATGACGTGGCGTTGGTCGGTCACGACGACCGAATCGCTGTGGGGTGGTTCAGCCAATGCAACAGGCTTGGTGTCCGGCGTCGCGGCAACGTAGCGCCACAGGCGGTTGTCTTCGCTCGACAGCAGCAGAACGTCCTGGCCCCACTGCGCGAACGACCACCAGGCATAGTCCGGCGCAAATACCTCGCTGACGCCGGCTGCGCGTGGCGTGCCATAGAAATCATCCCCATAGGGGCCGGTGCCATAGCCGCCGGCTGTGGTCGTCGACGGCGGCACGATGCCGACCGGGGTGATGTCGACCCAGGCCCCGGCAAAGTCGACGTAGAGCTTGGTCTCGGTGCCGACCAGCGTGCCCAAGGTGTTGTCGTTCAAGCGCCAGGCGTAGAAGCGCCGGATGGGATCGCCGAGCGGGGCCGTGGTCCGGCGCACCCAGCCGCCGATTGGCCGCGCACTGCCGCTGACCCAGCGAAAGAGGCTCATGTCCCAGTACGAGCGCGTCGAGTCGTAGGGAGTACCGTTTCTTTCAAGCCCCGGAGGGAGTTGGATGGGCAAGAACTTCATAGCGCGATGATCACGTCGATGGCGATGGTCGGCTGAACGTTGGTGACGGCAGCCGTCGCGCCGGAAATCGTCCCAGAGCCGGTACCGGAACTATTCAACGTGGCACTGAGGTTGTGTTGATGGTCGTATCCCGTTGCGTCGCCGCCACCACCACCCGCAAACACATGGGTGCCGCCAAAGGCGGTTCCCGTGTTGAAGTTGATGGTTCCGCTGACGCTCACACTGTTGACACTGCACGTTCCGGTAACGGCTGCCGACTCGGTCTGCTGGCCGCCTATAACGGCCAGCGACGTAAAGCCGGTAAGAATGCCGGCGGCCGTGCCGCTCAAATTATCGCGGCCCGCCATGACGCGACCGGAGTGGTTGGGCAGGACAAGCCGTCTGAGCGCCGTCCAGTCGGCGGCTGCGTTTGCTCCTTTGCTGGGCTGGATTGTGCTCATGCCCCAGAGATGCGTGAACAGGCGCAAACAATCAGCAGCGGCGCGGTTGGTCGCGCCCGACCCGACATTGCCAATCGTTCGGCCATCGACAAAGATGTAACCAGTCGGCGGCGTATTGCCGTAGTAGCCCTGCAGCACAGTGCCCGTCGGATGGGCTGCCTGCACCGTCGCCGCAAGCACGGTGGTCGTGGCAATCGTGCCGCCGGCTGCCGGAAACTTGAGGTCGACCGTGGTCGCCGCCGGAATCTGATCCATGCTGAAGACGCCGACCTTGGTCGGCGTGGTCGTATCCTTGAAAAGCGCCTGCCCCTGGATGCTGAGCACCTTGCCGGTGCCGACGTTCAGGCCGACCGAGGTGCCGAGGCCAGTGGCCAGAAACACCGCGTCGAGCAGGTCGAGGTCGCCGTTGAGGCTGCCGCCCCACGAATCAAAGGCCGCACCGACCTCGGGCTTGCGGAGGTTTAGGTTTGGCGAATATGAGTCCGCGATGGGAGCCTCCGTTGCATTGTGTGGCAGCGGGACCCTGTAGCGGCGGGTGTGTCCGTGTAAGGTCCTACTGTATGCCTAGGCGTCATCGCCTTCAACCACAGGCATGGTGGCTTTGATGTATTCAATCGCCGCCTGGGCCAGGCCTTCCTCGTCCGCAATGTCGACATCAGTGGCGTCGCTGACGAGCTCAAGCCAGATGATGACCTGCTCTTTGGTGTATTTGGCCATCAGGCGAACCCCGTGTTGGTGCCGTTCTCGTTGATGGTCAGGCACTGATTGCGGGCTTCCTGGGTGTCAGCGCTCAATCCCAGATGGCACCACGTCCAGTCATAGATGAGCTGGTCGATGCCGAGCTCCGCTACATGCGGTTCCAGATGGCAGCAGATTTCCAGTGGCGTGCCAAAATCCGGACAGACCCAATCCGCTGCCAGTCCTTGCACGTGCGCGCTGTTGGTCGCCCCACTACAGGCGATGTTGACCGCCGGACTGCGATAACCCGAACTGATGACCATGGGCTTGTCACCCAAGAGGGTGCGAACCTTCTCAAGCACGCCGACCAGACGCTGCAGATTGGCCTCGGCTTCTGGTGTCGGCGTGTTGTCGAGGCCGGCCGATATTGCCGTGTCTGAATGAGTCAGCTCAGCCCACGAAAAGTGCTCGCTCGCCATACCTGTTGGCATCATTTCCCTCGTTTACCGCGGCTGCCGCGGGCTTTGCTGAGCGCGATCGCGATAGCCTGCTTACGAGGCTTCGTCTTGATCTCGGTCTTGATATTGGCACTGATGACCTTGGGGCTGGAGCCTGACTTCAGTGGCATGTCACTTCTCCCGTTTGCCTGCGACAAATGCTAGAGCTGCCGCCATGGCGTTGGTCAGTAGCTGGGTGATGATGTTGTTGATGTTCTCGCAGTTCACCTTGCCCTCGACAGCACTACCGCTCCAGTAGGCGCACAGGCCGATACTGACCAGGGCAATCACACACTGCACGCCCAGCACGGCCGCAATCAGCCAGAAGCCCGCCTGTATCGGGTCGAACGGTGGCTTCTCCATTCATCATCCCAACTGCCCCAGATGTCCGGTCAGCCACAGGATCAGCAGGACGATCAGCACGAGAACCAGCACGCCGCCGAGACCCTGGTTGCCGTAGGCGCGGTAGCCGAACCAGCCGCCACCGCCCGCGAAGATGAGGATCAGCAGGATGATCAGGATCAGGGTCATCTGGATACCAAGCCTTTCCTAATTGAGCGCGGCAAACTCCTGGGCGTTGGGGGCACCGACCAGCATCGCCAGCATGTCTGCTTCGCTCATGTCAGTCGTCTGCAGGCGCTGCCGCTGCTCGGGCGTCAGCCCGCTCTTGAGGCCGTAGGTGCCCAGCAGGATTTCGCGCAGGTCGTCGCGGATGGCGACGGGCTGCACCTCGGGCGGCACCTCGGGTGGCGCATCGTTCAGGCTGAAGTTGCGCATGACGTAGCGGGAACCACGCGGGGCCGTGTAGGTGGTCAGCGGGGTGGCCCTGCTGAATGGCTCGGGCACGGTGATGATCGGCATCGGGATGTCGGGCTCGGGAGCGGGCTTCGCCGTCAGCGCGTCAGCCAGCACCGCCTCGCAATAGAGACGCACCTGCTCGTCCGTTGAGCCTGGATATTTCCTGCGGAATTCTTCTTCGGTCATGGTCAGCCCCTGATGGCCGGGCCAAACACCTGCCAGCCCAAAATCAGGAAGAGAATGAACAGCAGAAACGTACTGCCGATCGCGCCGTAAGGCTGCGCCGGACGGCCCGGCCAGTACAGCCAGAAGCCCAGGACCAGCCACAACAGCATCAAGATCCAGAAAATCAAGCCTATGGTCATGGCGACCTCCTAAAAGGCGCGAGCAACAGCCGTCAGTTGCGAGCGTGGCCGCAAGGCGGCCTCGCTCTCCAGTCTCATCGCCTCGACGATGGCGGTGCGCAGTTGCGCCCATAGCGGCAGCCGGGCGTCGTTGTTGAGATATGGTTCGGCCTGCAGCAGCGTCGAGTAGAGATAGAGATCAGGTGACTTCAGCAGCAGCCAGTTGCTCGTGACCAGGCCAAGCTCGGGAATTGCATTGGGCCCGATGTCGGGGATGCGGGCGTAGTAGACCATGCGCAATTCAACGTCGCCGCCGGGGGCGGGGACGAGCTCGATGGCGTTGCCGATGACGGTGTAGCCGGCAGGTGAGCCGCCGGTTCCGTGACGGCCCGCCTTGATGTCGTTGGTCTCGCGCTCGCTCATGTAGCGCAATGGCCAGCCGCTGCTGGTCGGGTTGGTCAGCGTTAGCGAATAGTGTTCCAGCCAGTCGAGCGGCAGCTCGACGTTCTCGGCGTTGCTCGTGGTGTAGGCGCGGACCTGCATATCGCGAAAGCGGAGCTCGCGATTGAACTGCGCGGTCGCCATTTTGATAAACAGCGGGATCTGGTCGGCCAGGTCTTCGCGGTTCAGATACTCCGCCGTGGCCGTAACCAGACCATCGTAGTTCAGGAGATTGAGGGGTGCGCCGCCCAGTGCCATGGGTGTCAGACCTTTCCTGGCCGGATTCGCCACTTGCGATTGTCGCTGTCGTTCACCCAGCGCCGATAGGGCTCTGGGTCATTGTCGATATGGGTGCGGATGATGCCTTCGTGCATCAGTTTCGTCCGCATCAGCGGATGCAGGCTGGTATGCACCGCACCCTCGCCCCATCTGGCTGGAGCGTCGTTGTAGAGGCGTTTGTTGTTCTCGAGAAATGCCGTGACGTCGGCGGTCTCGCCAACGGTCCACGCACCCGTCGATTCGTCGTAGTCCATCCAACTCATGACACCCGTGTCGGGGTCCATGCCAAGCGCGCGCTTGCCCATCTGATTCCTCCTTGGGGAAAAGAGGGGCGCGTTGAGCGCGCCCCAGGGATGGAGATCAGATCAGGTTAAATCGGCCACGGCCGCCCAGCTGTATTGGCTCTTACAGCGGAAGCCCCACTCGCAAACGATCATCCGCTTCTGAGAGTCGCCGGTCTTCGCCATTACCTCCGTCGACATCGGACGCAGGTAGGCCAACGACGCATACTCCGGATCGCCGACATAGACGATCGTGGTCGGCATGAAGCGGTCGACGATGATGTCCACGTTTCCGAAATCAGAAACGTAGCTGTCACTTGCGCCGATGATCTCCGCCTGCTTGCCCGGTGCCACGTCGCGGTAGCGCGTGGCAATGCCGACGAAGGTCGAGAACACGACCTCTCGGCTGGCGTTCATGAAGGCAACCTTCGGATTGCCGCCCTGCGTCCACACACCCTGGATCGCTGTCTTAAACAACGCCTCGGTGAAGGCGCGCGGCGTGCCGGCGACGTAGGCGGTGCCTGGCGTGCCGTTGCCTGCGCCGCCGCTCATCACGGGTGGCGCACCCGCACCAGCGCCGGCGTAGAAGTTGGTCACGATCCACGCGCCGAGCCCGGCCGTCTTGCGCGCCACGGAGTTGCTGCCGGCCACGCCGATCTGCGTGCCCATGACGGCGGTTTCCATGTCCCTCTTCATCTCGGAACTGGCCTTGCTCATCTCGTAGGCCAGGTAAGACTTCATGCCGGCTTTATCGACCGCTTCGAGCGTCCCGGTGACGCTGACGATCTTGCGATTGATCTGCGTGTAGTTGTTGACGCGATTGGTCGGCGCGCGGACGTCGGTTACTCCTACGATATCATCGCCCTCAACAACCGGCGCGTTGGTAGCCGTGGCAAGGCCATCCGTCTGCCATTCGAAGAACGTCTGATTGGCCTTGTCGCGCCCGAAGTTGCTC